ATAATAATCTATATCAACTCCGAAATTGTTTATCAGCTCCGAAAACCCGCTGTTATACAGTGCTCTTTCAGCTTGAAATTTGGAAGGATCGGCAAACCCCCCACACGCTGGTTTAAAAACACCAGCAAATATATTAGCAGGCGTTAGGCAAGATAATGGTGTTACAGGACATCCCATAATATTATTTAACCTTCACCACTCTTGCAACTGGTTTATTTTCCGGTGTCATGTACATTTGCAATCCGAATGGACTGTTCTTTATTTTGGATACTTTATTATCTTTAAACTCTAAATTGTATGTGAGTAATACATCAGTAAGCTCCGGTCCTTGAAAGATATAATTTAATACATTTATCTTAGGATTAAGTTGTTTGTATGGCCCCTTGGTCGTCATGTGCTTTCTAGTTCCAATATCTCTCGTTGGATTGCCTCCCTTTATATTACGAAATGGTGATATTTTAGGGGTACCATCTGCCATATTATGGGCATATTCTAGAAAAAATGTTTCAAAGGATTTCACTATATCTATTTAACAAAAAGGGGGAGTCATTTAAGACTCCCCCTTTGTTTCTATGAATTTTTTAAGAATTACTTGATGTATTCAGCACCCTTCTTGTAGTTTCCGACTTTGTTGTTGGAACCTGCGCCAATGTTTGGTTGCTTAGCATTGTAAAGAGCGTGGCCGTAATCGCCATCGTCACCTACATCATCGGTAACATCTGATGAAGCCTTACCACCCTTTGGCTTGACTTTACTACCAACGGTGTTTGGCTTGCCTGTGAGCTTTCCGATTGCTTGGGTTTCTTCGTCTTCTTCAAAATCGTCGCCCATATCGTCTTCGCCTTCATCGCCCATGTCGAAGTCTAAATCACCTTCGTCATCACCTTCACCTTCATCACCTAATGCGCTCATAAGAACATCGTGAAGTTTTTGTGCGGTTGCTCTGTCGAGAGTGAAAGTAACTTCGCCTTCTCCACCACCTAAATCAGAATCCATTTCGTCATCTGTCATTTCATCTTCGAGTCCGAATGCATCGATATCATCTTCTGCATCTTCCATGCCATTGAAATTTTCATTTACGACGGATTTAAACAATTTATCAAAACTAAGTGTTTTTCTAGTCATAACTTTATTTAGTGTTTGATTTGCAATTTTTCTACTTTCTTGCAATTCTTTTTCTTCTTCAGATTCACATGCTTCCATCGAGTTTAATTTATCTTGGATGTTTTTTCTTTCTTTATCTGAAAGGTTTGGTTTTTTGAGAGCTGCACGAAGAGTCATCTCTCGTTTTTCATTTTTGCTGGTCTTTTTATATTCCCCATCTTCCTCTTCATTATCTTCTTCTTTACAACCGCATTTGCAATCTGATGGATGCTCATCGTTTAATGCTTTTGTAGCACCTCCTTTTTCATCAATTCCTCCATCCTGTTTAGGGAAATTACCGTCAAATGCATTTGCTGGTAAATTCTTGGATTCTTTAACGATGGTGTACTTCAACGCATTCAACATGTCTCCATATGCGTCCCCGATGTTTTGAAGATCTCTTTTGATCATGTTTGTATTTAACAGAATAAATCTAAATATCTTAATATGTCAAAGAAACAAGAGAAGTTTTATATGGGAAATCAAAATCTCCCATCTAAAGGAACTATCATTTCATATACCCCGGAACAAATCAAAGAAATGGAAAAGTGTGCTAAGAACATATTACATTTCGGTGAGAAATACTTCTACATATTAAATGTCGATGAGGGTAAAATTCCAATTAAGCTATACAAAGCTCAGAAACGAGTTTTGAAAAAGATGATGGAAAATAGATTCTTTTGCTTATTGGCAAGTCGTCAGGTGGGCAAAGCATTGGCTTTAGACACTCCTATAAAAACACCAACCGGTTGGACTACTATGGGAGATTTGAAAGCTGGAGATGTTGTATATGGATCAAACGGTCAACCTTGTAATGTTACACATGCTCATGAAATAAGATATGACAGAGATTGTTATGAGGTAGAATTTGATAATGGAGAAAAAATTATCGCAGATGCTGAGCATAATTGGTTCACCCAAAGTAAATCTGAACGTAAACGCAAAAATAACAACGGTGGAAGCGTCAAGACGACTAAGGAAATATTCGATACATTATTGTCAAAGGCTGGGGAGCCAAATCACAGAATACCATCTTGTATACAAGGATTGAATGGATCTGAAAAGGAATTAATCATACCGCCATATGTTTTGGGTTTATGGCTTGGCGATGGCGCTAATGAGTCATCTAGAATAGCAGTGGGTGATCGAGATATCGCTGAGACTTTGGAAAATTTAAAACCATACGCTCAATATAAAATAATCCACAAAAAATGGAAGAGTGGGTGTAATGGTATTAATTTGGGGATGTTGAGTGGAAGATATGGAATGAAAAAAGAAACATCACTCCAACAAGAACTTAGAGAAGCGGGATTATTGAATAATAAACATATTCCAGCGAATTATATGCTTTCTTCTAGAGAACAAAGATTGGAATTGCTTAGAGGATTGATGGATTCTGATGGATACATTAATCCAGTGGGAACTGCTATATTTTACAACACAAATTTGAAATTAGCGAAAGATGTAAAGGAATTGGTTGAAAGTTTAGGATACAAAACAACTTATAAAACATTTATACCAACATTAAACGGAGTTCCTTGTGCTGAATGCGCTGAAGTTATATTCACTCCAAGAGAATTGGTGTGTAAATTATCTTTCAAATCATCTAGAATAAAAATAAACGATATAGTTGAACATGAATCAAATAAAAGAAATCAATGGCATTATATTAAAAACATAAAACGGATAAATTCAGTACCGGTTCGTTGTATTTCTGTTGATAGTCCAGATAAATTGTTTTTAGCTGGTAAAACTTTAATACCTACTCATAATTCCACCCTTATGACAATTTATATCTTATGGCTTGCAAACTTCTTTCCAGATCAACGGATTATCTTGGTTGCGAACAAAGAATCAACAGCTATTGAAATTTTCAGCAGAGTTAGAATGGCATATGAAATGTTGCCAAATTGGCTGAAGTCTCCGGTTATTGAATATGCCAAGACCAGCATGGAACTTGAAAACAACAGTCGTATAGGTATCACCACCACAACTGGTACAGCGGCTCGTGGTCAGTCTGTTAGTTGTTTGTTGATTGATGAGTGTGCTTTCATAGAACCTCATCTAATGGACCCGTTTTGGGCATCTGTTTTCCCAATTGTATCATCTTCTAAAAAAGCAAAGGTTTTCATGTGCTCCACTCCAAATGGCACTGGTAATTTATTCTACGATATTTATACAGGTTCTATTGAAGGGAAAAATGGATGGTCTAATGATAAAATTCTATGGAATGAAATTCCCGGAAGAGATGAGAAATGGGTGAAAGAAATCAAAGGTGGACTGGCATCGGAAGAGAAATGGTCACAGGAGTTTGAATGTCAGTTCTTAAATTCGGGAACGGGTTCCATGAGTGAAGAGTCATACAATTATATGAAATCTTACATATCAAAACCGGTTGAAGTTTTGATGGATGGTAAGTATAAGATATTCGAGCATTATCAAGAAGGACGAATTTATGTCGCAGGTGTTGACACTGCTGAAGGTATCGGAGGTGACTTCAGTTGCATAAAGATACTAGATATAACTGATCTTAAAGAAATCACTGAAGTTGCTGAGTATTATGATAACACTATATCGGTTTCTGAATTTGCCAATAAGGTGTATGAGATTCTATGCCACTGGGGTAAACCATTGGCTTGTATTGAGAGAAACAACCAAGGTGGTCAGGTTGTTGACAGACTTGGACTTGATATGGGATACATGGATAAAATTGTGTGTTGGGGCAGTAAATTAGCAGGAAGAAAAAATACACAGTTGTTGGGTATGATCGCATCAAGAAACACCAAATACAACGCTGTTGCAAATGCTCGTTACTTCTACAATGACAAGATGGTGGTGCAATTCAAAAATGAAGACTCTCTAAATGAAGTTTTCAAGGATTTCGTCAAGCTTCCAAACGATAGCTGGGGCGCGATCTCTGGAAAGCATGATGATAGAACGATGGCATTGGTTTGGGCATTGATGGTGTTGCATGATGATATCGTCGAGCAATACTTCACTGTGGATGAATATGATGATTGCGGTAAACCTTCAAAATTAACACCTAACGAACATTTGTTTAAATCATTCGAACCAGCGACTTCCATATATACAAACGAATTGGTAGACGGTATTGAAAACAGCCAAATATCTCCTGTTTATTTCGGAACTTCCACACAACAAGCGAGTGACTTCGCTGAATTGGAAGCTGATGGATGGGTATCATTAGGAGGATCAATGCATGGTGGTGGTTACAGAGAGCTAACCGACAACGAAAGTGCGTTTTTTGATAAATACTTCTAAGTATGGAAGAAATTCGACAAAGCCCGTTAAACCAAGCAGCGAAGGACAAGTTTTTACTTGTTTTTGATGTTCCTCCCATTTTAAAGGAGTTTTCTTCCAAATCGGTGCGTAATAATGACACAATCATACCAGACACAGTTCAGTTTACGATATGGGGAACCGCAGTTCCTGATATAACAGTTCCCGGAACAGAAGTTCGCTATGCTGGATCTACTTTGTATGTGTCATCCCACAACAAAGCGAGTTATCCACCAGTTGAAGTGAATTTTGCGGTGGATAGTATGTATAATAACTACTGGACTGTGTATCAATGGTTGAACTTACTGCACGATGAAAAGACAGGGCAATATAACTCCAGAAAAGAATTTGTAGATGCAAACTTCAATGATTATCAGACAGATCTGACAATTTATGGGCTGGATGAATATGGAAACAAGCGTGTCAAATTCACTTATAAAAAAGCATTCCCAACAACTCTAAAGGGGCTCAACTATGATTATCAGCCATCTGGCGATATGCGACTGGTTTCTGGATTTGTCTTTATCTACAGTCAAATGCACATTGAGCTTTTAAATTCATAAAATATGAAGACATTTCAAGAATTAGTAGACCTTGTAACTGAAAATTTGTCAGATATAGTCTGGCATTACACAGAGCATCCATTGTCGATTCTTAAATCTAATAAATTTTCATTAAGCACTGAATCAGGCGCTGATGTAACCAAAGGTGGAAAGGCATTTTTCATGTCAACTGCTCGAAGTAAACTTGGCTCATATTCAGAGTCTCCATCAGGTGTGATTTTTAAATTAGATGGCCGAAAATTAAATCAAAGATATAAAGGAAGACCGCATGATTATTGGAGCGGAGCTGGATTTAAAACCAGAGAAGAAGGGAAGAGCGAAATGGAGGATCGTTTATATTCGGATGATCCAGTAATTGAAAATGCGGATTCCTATATATTAGAAATACAATGTTGGGTATCTGAAATTCAAAAAAAAGACAACACATCTCCATTTTTTTTAATCGATCTTAAAAAATTAAAAGATATAGCTGACTCTAAAAATATTCCTATTAAATTTTTCGACGGTTATGAAAATTTTATAAAGAACAAAGATCCGAAGCCATCAATTGATGATATAGTAGATACATCAAAAATAGAACTTCCTGAAAAATACAAACCTAGAAGATATTCAAATTCCGAAATTAAAGACTTTTTAAATTTTATATTACTTTTGAAAGATCCAAAGGGTCTTTATAGATATTACGATAGCGGTATTGTTCTAGGAAACATATATCATAATGAATTCAAGAGAAAACACAGTAAAAAAGCCATTTATGTAAAAAAATTAATAGCTAACCTGTTGAAAAAATTAAAAATTAAAAGCATAGATGATTTAATAAAATTAAGAGTGGAACAATATAATTATATCAATAGATATGAAGACGATGCTATATATTTAAAAACTAGACTTAAACAAATTATAAGCGATATGGAATCTGGAAAAGACTACGATTTTGACTTATTTTTTGATTTATCTAGAGGATTTTTTAAAGATATACCAAGTTCATTTGAAAAATTGGCATATAATTATAGAAAATCTGATAAATCGGGGATTGAAAATATTTTCAATCAAGCTGTTGATGTGATGGGTGATAAAATTGAGAAAATTAAAACAACAATATTACCTACCAACTTAAAAGAAGTTCCTCCTAAAAAGGTTGATTATTCTTGGAGAGATAGTCAAATTTAATTTCAATCTTTAAAAAACGCCAAATTTAAATTTTCTTGCTGATAAAGATTAAATAGATTTATGGCAACAAGAACAGTAAACAGCCCAGCAGTAGAAATTTTCGAACGTGATTTATCTCTCAGAATTCCTCAAAATATTGGGAGAAACGTTTTCGTAACAGGATTCACAAATCAAGGACCGTCTGATGAAGTTTTAAAAGTAACAACTCGCGATGAACTGGAACAAATCTATGGTGTTCCAACAAACAGCTCCGAGCGTTATTTCTACTACACAGTTAGAGAACTTTTAAATTCCCCAGCGAACATTTACACTTTCAGACTTCCATATGGAGAAAACTCCGGTGATGGATTCGGAAGTCAGTATTCAGCGTTGGTTTATCCTGTTAGAAATTATGCAGGCTCATCAGTTGCATCTGTGAGTTCATTCCAAATTTCATTGAATTACTCCCAAACTCTGAGTGCGAATCCATTATCAGGAGCTGCATTTAGCTTCCAAACAAGTAACAACATTCAACGAACTGTAGTTTATAATATAAATGGAGCTGGCCCAGTTAGAAGCGGTGATATTGTAGTAGCTGTAAATAGCAACGATAATTTCACTAATATAATTTCGAAAACTACAGCTGCCATAGCCGCATCTGCTGTTGGTCAAATTACATCCACATCATCAACCGCAACATCATTCACAATTAATTTAAGTGCATATGTTCCATACACATTCACAGCAGCCACCAGCGCATCAGTTCTTCCGGGGCTTGATGATCCCGATGATGTATTCGGCATATCTGCCAGCACTTCAACTATAGATCTCGGAGTTGGTTTAACTACTAATCTAGATACAACACAAGGTTCCTATTTCTTGGGCGAACCAATCCACTTCAATTTAAATGAAACCGAATATAGACAAGCTCTTGAAGGCAGCTTGTTCGATTGGTCTACTACAAGTGCTGATGTATCAGGATTATCTGCACTGAATGAACTTGGACGTTCTGGTGTTATTGTTCTTAATAAAGCCCAAACCACAATCAATGGACAATTTGAAGGTTACTACCTTGGTATTGCAGATAATACCAACATCAACCCAGCAACAAATTACGACGCTGTATTGGGTCTGAAAACCGTATCAACAAATTCTAATAGAGTTGTCGGAGCGGGTTATACAAACATCCCAAGCGGAACTCTTCAATTCAGCCTATCATCAACACCATCAGATGGTTCTAATAGCATTTCTGAAATCATGGAGAACCTCACCGATTACAATATCGATGATGCTCAAGATGATGATTTACTGAATGTTGGCGTTTTCAAGATTCGTAAGAGCTTGTATGCAAATGAGTCATTCAAACTTGATTTCGTTCTCGACGATGCAATCGTCGGATCTATCGACACATTCAGAACTCAACTCAACCCAAGAGGCGGCCCAGCAATTCCATTCTTCTTGGAATCTGTTGACAACAACAGCAGAAACATTGAAATCTTGGTCAACCCATATATCTCAAACAAGTATCGCGAAAGCAGCTTGAACGCTGAAGGTATTCCACAGAAGAAGATCAGAGTTCTAACTAGAGGCGCGATCAGCAATTACTCAAACATCTCAGGAAGTGTCGGAGTTCCTTTAGCTACTCTACAATCCCTATCAGGTATTATCGGTTACGCTGATAACTTGTATCCATTGGGCGCATTCAGCGACACTGTTATTAAACAAAAGATCGTTGGTAACATCCCAACCAAGATTAATCGCGCACTTGAAACTATCAAGAACGACGAAGTTTATGATATTGATGTAGTTGTCGAAGGTGGTCTTGGTACAATCTTCGCAATGGCATGCGCAGCTGGTACAGCATACTACGATGATACCCTATACTCCAGCACACTAAACAGCAAGCTATCAACCCTGAGAACATCAAACGATATCTTCAATATACCTGAAGCTACTGAAATCAGAGGAAACTACAGCGCGATTTTCAACCAGTTTGAAAACTTCTGTAATCTTCCTAGCAACACTGGTGGTCGCGGAGATTGTATGTTTATTGCCGATATCCTTCGCCACATCGTGGTGACTGGTAGAAACACTAAGATCCTTTCTGATAAAACCAAAAACTTCCAATTAGATGTTTATTGGCCAATCAGACATCAATTCGGACTTGAGAATACTTCATACGCATCTGTGTATGGAAACTGGGTTCAAATTTATGAAGAATTCTCAGGTGAGAAGATTTGGGTTCCGTTCTCTGGATATGCAGCAGCTACCTATGCAAGAACCGATGCCAATGACTTCCCTTGGATTGCTCCAGCAGGATTTAATCGTGGATTACTAACAACATCAGCTCTTGATATCGCAATCAATCCTAATCAGAAGCAACGCGATGAGTTCTACAAAACCAACATCAACCCAGTATCATTCAGCGCAAGCGATGGTATGGTTATCATTGGTCAGAAGACTCTTAGCCGCAAGCCAAGTGCATTTGATAGAATTAATGTTCGTAGATTGTTCTTAGCTCTTGAAAGACCGACTAAGAAAGTTTCTAAGTACTTCCTATTCGAGCCGAACACCGAGTTCACCAGAACACGATACATCAATACTCTAACACCACTGTTTGAGTTTGCTAAACAAAACCAAGGATTGTACGATTACCTCATCGTATGTGATGAGAGAAATAACACTCCTGAAGTTATTGATAATAACGAACTTAGAGCAGACATCTTTATCAAACCAGTGAGAGCGGCAGAGTTCATTCTCGTCCAGTTCACCGCAACAAGAACAGATGCGAGCTTCCAAGAACTGATCTAATCACATTTAAAACTGGGGTGGGTAAAACTGCCCCAGTTTTAAAATTACTCTGATTATATTATCACAAATTTAACTAAATAAATATATGCCAGCAAACATTCAAACATTCTTCACTCAAGCAGCTCAAAAGCAATTCGCTAGAGATTTCTTATTTAGAGTTAAGCAAATTTCATTTCCCGGTTTAAATCTAAACGGAGAGACTGATCTAGTTTACGCTAGAACTGGTAGCTTACCAACCCGCTCTATTGAAAATAAAACAGTCAATTACGCTGGTCAAGTTTTCAACTTAGGAGGCAGAGCTACATACGGCAGCGCCGACGCATATGGTATTGAATTCTACTGCGATCAAGATCTTGATCTTAGAACAAAATTAGAAAAAGCATCCCGTGTCGCTTTCAACAATGAAGACACAACTGCTAATATGTGTATGCCGGGTCCAGAAAGCACAATCACCTTAGATCTGCTTGCTATCCCATGCACAAGAGATATCAACGCAACCAGCGGCAATCCACTTGAAGTTATCAAAACCATCAAACTTATCGGCGTTGGTATCAGAGATATCGGAAATATTGATTATGCAATCGCGGATGGTAGTGGTGAAATTAAGACATTCACATCTACATTCTCATATCACTTCTACGAAGATTTTTCTAAGTGATATAATCGAATCGCTCATTAAATATTTTATATGGGCATTCAGATTAACGATTTTTTAAACGCATTCAGCAAGGAGGCTAAGTTTTGTCTTAGCCTCCCTGTCTTTTGGTCTGTTAGTATCGACGGTGTAAGTACAGGATCTATAAATTCTGTATTACAATCGGCGCAAGAAAAATGGAGAGCTACCACAAGCCCCGAGGAAATGACACGAAGCGGCAATATATTAGTCGCACAAGAGGTTGGATTACCTGATGAGCAAGCTGTATTTGGAACTGCAAGTATGAATAATGCTGGTGGATTTTTACCATCATATGTCATGAACAGCAGAAATGATTTTCTTAGTAGACAACTCTCAGTCAACATATTAGAAACTAACGAAGACCTTGAACAAAATTATTTCAGACCTTGGATGATCGCAGTTGGCATTAAGGGACTTGTTGAAAATGGCCCGAATTTAAAAGGAACCATGGTTATAAAGCAATATGATAACCAAGGAAATTTAAGAAAGGGGTTTAAATTTAATAAAGTTTTCCCTAAAAGTGTAGAAGGATATACACTCAATTATCAAAATACTGATTTTAAAATGAAATCAGTGACATTCGCTTGTCAAAATTACGAAAAATTGTAATTATGTAAATGAGATTATCATTTGAAAAAATTAAAGAAATTTCAGAGTGGCTCGATACCAATCAAGAAATTAAATTCTATGAATTTATTAATAGTTTTGAGGGAGAAAACATTTATCAAAAATTTAAGAATATTTTAATAAAGTGGGAATATCATGTTAATGATTACTTAACATTCACAATTGATGGATCTCAAACTAAAATACCAATTTTTTATCTACTACAAGAATTAACTGATGATATACAATCTCCTAAAGTTTTTTCAAATGACTATTTTTCATTTGAACTTCAAATTCCGAAAACTTTTCAACCAAGCGATCAACATACTCCTATATATGATTTAATATCATCAATAAGTATAAATGATGTTTATCTGGACTTCAATCAGTTATCAAGGGAAAATAAACAAATAATTATTGATAAATTACCCGCTAATTTATTTTTAAAAGTAATGAGAGGATTGATTGCTGATCAATCTAAAATTTTTAAATTAAACAATGACTCATTATCCAAATTTAAAATAAATTTTTATACCAATGATGTAATGTCATTTCTGAAGAACTTGTTTTCTAATTATAGTAAAGAATATTTCCAAGATATTATATTTTACTTATCTAAACGAATGAGCTGCGATGCTATTTTATATTCGGATATAAAAGACATTGATTTTTATGTTAAAAAATACAACGAGGAAATGGAACAACAAAAAAATACACTACCATCACTTGATTTTTAATTCATTTTTGTAAATACCTCATATGGAAGATAATATCAAAAATTTCTTGGATAAAGTCAATGAATTAAAATCAGACAATTTTAAAGTTGATGTAATTTCAAGACAATCCACAGTTGATTGTGAACCTCTTAATTTTAAACAACAGAAAGATATAATTTCGACTATAAGCGAAGGTATAACTGGGCCTTTGAAATTTCAAAGAAATTTAAACGATATTATCGTAGAAAACACAAAGGATAAAGATATCAAAGTTGTAGATAAACTATTGATTATTTTACAACTTCGTAAAGATAGTGTTGGCACTATTGTAAAATTAAAAAATGGCAAATATGATGTTTTAGATAGTATTATCGAAAAGACAAAGAAATTATCTCCTAAACTATCTAAAACAATCAAGGGTCCAATTTCAATCGAGCTTGAGGTTCCGACATTAATCTCAGAAAGTCAAGTTATAAACAGCTGTATTGATATTGTTAAAAAAGATTCTGAAAAAGAAGTAGGTAAGAGTCTTAGTAATATATACACATTTGAAATTGTAAAATACATTAAAGCGGTTTCGATAAAAGATGATATCTTAAATTTTCAAGATTTATCAGTTCGAGATCGTGTTAAGATTGTAAATAGCTTGCCATTATCAGTTAACAAACAAATCGTCGATTTTATTCAAGATATAAAGCAAGCGGAATTAGACGCATTATCATTCGATACAGAAAGTGGGGAAAGTACATTAGAAATTGATGTTTCTTTCTTTGATTCTTGATTAAATAATTTATGTGGATAGTTTAGTTGATATCATACCAGCTCTGAAACGGGTTCTCGACAATCTTGAGAAAATTCAAGAAGAAAAAGGCGTGCCTAAAAATAAAGAGATTATTGATAAGAATATAACAAATTCTTCTTTAAATGAAAACAAATCAACCGATCTATCTAGTG